TGGGCTTTAATATCTGCTTCAATAGACACACGTAAACGGCGCTCCATAGCAGCTTCTGGGTCACGGTCTTCAAGACTAAGTAATGCACCTTTAACGATACCAACTGTGCGACCTAGCGCAAGTTCATTATCTAGGTAAGCAATAACTTGAGGGTCTTGAGTAAGTAGTTCGTAATTAACAAACTTAATCATAATGCCTGTAGTTGTAACTAGGCGCATAGCGATACGATGAGAAGTATACTGCTGGAACTTTTCGAGCGGTACGAGTTGTGTAGTTGCTGCGGCATCTTTCTGTAACTTAAGTAACTGTGCAGCTAAAGCAGGATTAGGTGTAGACATTGTGATTCTCCAAAAAGGCAAAGGTAAGTTAAGCTACCTCACGTAGACGGTAGCTTATTAAGGTAAGGGGATTACCCTTGTGCAGCAGCCGTAAGATTACGGATGATACAGTTCGCAGGTACGTTCTTGATAACTGCTGTTACTTCAGTAGTAAGTGTACCACCTACTGCGTCAATACCAGAGTCTTGCGCTTGGTTACCAGAGGTATTAAACTCTTTATTCATAGTCTTACGACCAGCAAGGTAAGCTAAGCGGAACGTAGGTAAGTCAACAGCCACAGCCATTTTAGACCAGAAAGGATTCGTATTGAATAACGGATGCTCAATGATACGGAACTTACCACGCGGTGTAGATAGCGTAGAGAACACAAGACCAAAGTTAGTTTGACCGTCCATCAACTGGTACGAACCGTTAAGGCGACCAATCTCATTGATGACTAACTTAGCAGAACCGCCTACGAATAACACACGCTCATTTGAACCTTTAGGGTCAGTAGCTTGGTTAAACACAGGGTCTAGCATGGCTAGTAGTTGCACCCAGTTAGTAGTCGCACCGGCTGTAAAGCTATTAACTGCACCTTGGTAGATAGCAGGATAGTTAGCAGGAGCTTCAATCATATTGATTAAGCCGTCCATTGTACGGAACGGAGAACCATTACGAGTACCTTGAGACTTTTGACCAAAGAAGATAGCCTTTTCAATATCAGCAGCATGGAACGCAGCACAATCTTGACGGTTTTCAGCTTCAGTAGACTCACCAGCAATAACCTGAGTAGCTTGAGCTGAACCAGAGATTGCCCAAGTGTTACGGAAGATCTGAGTAAGGTTGGTAACACGTACAGGTACGATGTTATTAGCGATAGGACGAACAGACGACTCTTCAAATGCGTTACCTACTTGGTAGATATCATCATTATCTAAGATAGCTGCGGCAGCAACTGTACCAATACCACGAGCTACAACAATAGTAACTGCGTCAGTAACAGAGTTAATGATAATGTTCTCACCAGTACGCTCTATGCGCATGATCATTCCAGGCAAGATGTTATCAGTGCTATCTACAACTAAGGTAGTTGCACCAAGAGCATAACCAGCACCATTGTTAATCTTAACTTCTGGAAAGATCATAGTCTTAGAGAAGAAACCATGCTCGGTTTGTAGCGCAGTCTCTGCTGCTAGCTGTGAGCTAATAGCAAATAGTGGCGCAGTACCGTTTGGCATTAAGCGTGTAATCATTGCTGCAAATGACTTAGCCTTCAAGTCAGTTGTAAAGTTACCAGTATTAAAAATACCTGTAGTCATAGTAAATCTCCTGCTACTAAGTAGCATTAAGTTAAAGTAGGTAGCTTACAGAATTATAAGCTACCCGAATGAATTACCCAACTGTACCTTTATCTAGGAAGTTAGAGAAATCCTGTTCTTGCATACCAGTAGGTATGACAGGAGGTGGAGCAAAGGCAGCGCCCATCGACATAATGTACTTCTCAGTCATAGATGTAATCTCTGCCTGCGTAGCATTAGGGAACTTAGCAAGTAGTTGTGAGCGCGTAGCTTCTACTACAGGCTTAATTGCAGGGTTGTTAAATAAAGGATTGGTTTCTGCACCGTGGTTAGCTACAGATTGAGCACGTAAAAGGTCAGGTAACTGAGCAGCAAACTTAGCTTCTGCGGCAGTTAGTGACTGCGCGTTAAGCTTATTATTAACTAACGTAGCCTGTACCATTACATTGCGCGCAACTGCTTCCATCACAGAAGTTAATGCAGCGTGCTGCTCTTCAGGGAATGAAGCAAGCATATCAGGAGTAACAGTGTTAGCGTAACTCTGCTTATTGATAAGCGCAGTTAACTCAGCTTGGTCTAAAGCTGCTGGAGCGTTACCTTGCTTGCTTGGGTCTGTTTTAACAGTATCCCATAAAGTAGCAAAGTCACCCATTGGGGTATTCGCAGGAGTAGAAGCAGGACTAGCTGCGTTAGGCGCGCTGTTAGGTAACTGACTGTTAGCATTAGCTAAGACACTAGGGTCTTGTAAGTTACCAGCTTCAACTTGAGGTGCTGCTTGTGGTGCTGCTTGTTGAGGAGCAGGCTTAAACATATCGAACATTCCCATGGGAGTTTCCTTTATTTGATGGTTAGTGGTTGGTTTAGTTACTAAGGTGTCTGTATTAGACTAGGTTGGAGTCTACTAGGTAGTTATCTCTAGCTACCTCGTTATCATGCTGCGCCTGCTCTTCTACTAGCTGCTGCGCAGATGTGCCCAAGTCAAGTATATACTGGTAAGCTGCCATCATACCTTGCTGATATGAAGCTACTTGTATATACGAGTGAGGGTTATTGATATCGTACTCTAGAGACAAGAACTCTTCTGCTGTACTAGCTAAGGCGTTCTGAATTACTTGTCGCTGCGTTATGGTAAGGACGGAGCCTTGTTTAAACTCCTCCTCATCTAGGTGGTACTTAGCATAAGTACCTTCTATAAGATGCGCCATTATTGTAGTACCTCTTTGTTGCGAGTAGGTTGTCCGTTCTCGTTAGGCTTAGGAGCGTTACCAGAAGGGTCATAGTTAAAGTCAGCAGGCTTGGGCTGTTCGCCAAGACCTAGTGTTTTAGGATCTATCTGCTTCTCTATAGCTAACTGCATCATACCTTGCCAAGAACCAAGTGCTTGCTCATAAGCAGACTGCTCAGGAGACTTCTCGAACTCAGTAATCTTAGCGCCCTGTGTCTTCATAAAGTAAGAGAACAAAGGAGCTAGGTTATAGCCATTAGCTATCTGAGGAGAACTACCTATTACCTGTAAGGCAGTACCATAAGCATCTGTGTTAAGTAACTTAGATGCAGGAGTTAATCCATCTGATACACGGAAGTTAAGAACAGCTTTGCGTAACGCTACTGGGTCTACCTCTACTACCTTATCTTGTTCCTTATTATACAAGGTAGTGCCGCCTTGGTACTGAAGGGTATTCAGTTTAAGGATAAGCTTGATAGGAGAGAATATCTGATGCTCTAGTAGTATAGATGTTAGCTGATCTCTACCATTAGCATTCTGCATAACAGATTCAAACTCATGTAGTGTCTTATTACCTTTAACGAACTGCCCTTGTTGCGCTTGGTTCTGTCCGTTAAGTGTATTTGCCATACCTAGTAAGGAAGATATCTGCTGCATAGACGCACCGGCTTGGTCTTCTCTGTAAGGAAACTGGTAGACCGCATCAGATATATTCTTACCAAAAGCAGCAGGACGCACAGGTATCTTAGCAGAAGGGTTAGCTGAGTTGATATGCGCTTGTGATATACGGCTAGGGTCAAACAGCACTCGGTCAGATATAGCACGACGGCGAGAGTGTATGATAGAAGTCATATAAGCAGTACACAACGCCTGGAAGGGAGCACCATTAGCAGCCAGTGACTTAGTCTGGTAACGTAAACCATCTTCCATAGGCTGGCCTATTACTATAGGTAAGTAGCTATGTGCGTTAGTCTGTAACTCTGCATAAATAATATGCGCGTGGTTTACAATGTATAACTTGTAAATCTGTGGAGTGTTAGCTTTAGGTATAGCTAAATCAAACTCAGAAGGTAAGATACGGCAGTATAGAGTAGTTACTTCGTAACTGTCTTTATAAGCTATCTTAGCTTTACTTTCATCCATACCAGCCCAACTCATCCAGTTAGTCTGTCCGCTGATTTGATTGATGTTAAAGGCTACCGGATTAATCTCAGGCTCATAATAGTTCATAGCACTAGAATCTGTGTTACCAGTAGAACCGGTACCAGACTCAAAAGCAGGAACTACGTTAGCTACTATCTTATCTGGTAAGCTAGCTATAAAGGCCTTAAGTCTAATGCGGGACATCATCTGAGTATAGCCAGCAAACTCACCGTGCTTATATACTTCAGTAGGAGCTACGCGAGTATCTACGAAAGTATTATAAGGATCTAGGCGCTTAATAGCATTACCTTCCCATAGTACTTCTTTAGGGATGCCTTGCTTTAGATTAGTAGCTAAGTTAGTCTCCACAGCATAAGTAACTTCTGCTTCCCAGCTAACTTCTAGTGGAGCAAAGTTATATTTAAAGCCGTCACGGAAGCTAAGCATAAACTCACGTGCCCAACCTCCTCGTACTGCGTTATCAGTAAGCACAGTCTCTAACTGAGTAGCTGCATCTATATAAGTAGGTCCAGCCACTACACCAAAGATAGGCTCTCCAGTTAGAAATACAGATGACTGGTATACTACAGCCGCTTCTACCTGAGGCATAACTACTGGAACAACCATGTTCTGCATTCTACTAGTATCACCTGCGTCATTAGCAGCTTTAGCTCTAGCTTGTTCTTGTGAATTATCTACTTCTCGCTGGTAGTCTCTGTCAGCTTTTTCAAACTGCGCACGAGAATCTGAGCGAGTTACATTCTGCTTCTCCTGTAGAGATTTATAGTACTCTATAAACTTCTGTTGAGACTTGACTGATAGTAGTACTACTGTACTTTTAGCCATTGGTAACTCCGGTTATGTGTTAGTTAATAAGTAAGCTGCATGGTACGCTCAGGTCGGTCAACTGGCTGACGCGCAGGAAAGCTTACTTAGGCAGCCTTCCCAAGTAAACAGGTTTAATAGAGCCGCTTCGCTAGTCTCTCTGAAACGCTGTTGACTCGTGACCCTTGGCTTGCCAGTACGCCACCTGTGCCATCATCCCTTATGCCCGCCCGAATCGCTTAGCAGGACGCCTATACAGTTCGCTTAGGCTGGAACTCTACGTGGATGTGGTCAGATTCAAAGATGACCTCTACCCAACCAGTAGGAATACCTTCTAGCTTGCAGAACTCTTTAGCAGCTGTTACTAGTAATGTATGCTGAGCCTTAGCATCTGCCAAGCCTATAGTCCAAGTGCGTACATCGAAGGCACAAGCAGGGATAGCATAATGCAGAGAGTTAACTCCGTGCTTAGCTGTGTGCTCAGAACCACTAGTAATGGTTAACTCACCTCCTAGCTTAGTGTATACAGGAGCTATATGGAATAGCAGCTTAGTAATCATTGGGTGAAAGTCAGCTTTAACTGAGCTATCTTTTAGTTTCATGGCATGTTCCTTATCTAGTTGGTAGGTTAGAAGTCTGTATTGCACTCAGGTACTTCTAGTGCAGCGTACTCTTGGGACTCTATGATATTGCCAGCTACTATGAACTCAGTATACTCCTGAATTACACGAGGAGCATAGGTAAGTAAGTCTAGTATGCCGTCTGTGTTATCTCTACGGAGTGGATTAAACTGAGCTATC